TCCAATATAAACAGCAACATGAGATGGTTTTTTTAATGCACCGCTAAATAGTAATACATCACCTTTTTGTATATCATCATTAGTTTTTTGTTTTTTAAAATTAGATTCTGTCAATACTTTTTCAAAATATGGATTATCAGCAAATTCTTTTAATGTTTTTGGTCTAGGCCAATATTTTATATTAATATTTTTTGTTTCTTTAAACCAATCTGTTACTACAGACCAACAATCATATTTTCCCCATATAAACTTACGTCCAATCAAAGAGGGGTTTTTCCAATCTTTTGGTTCTAATGTTATCCAATCATCAGTTTTTAAACTGTAAATATAATAAGGGAATCCAATATGCTCACAGGATGCTTTATCTGCCTCTGAAGCAATCGCTGGTCCTTGAGGATGACTGTGAATAACTCCTAATATTTCTCCTGTATCCTCACATTCAGCCCAATCTTCTGGGTCTAACATAAAAAATTCATGAGTTGTTTCTGCTAAATTTTTACAAGGCCAAAAAGTTTCTTCGCCATTTATTATTGCTAGTAAACCACAAGCTTCTTTTGGTGCTTGTTCCTTTGCATATTTAACAGCTTTAGTTTTCCAACTCATAACTAACCATTTACGAAAGTACCAACACCAATAAAATCTGCTCTAGTAACAAGTTTTTTAGGTGCGCCAATACCAGCTAAATCAAAAGTACTTATTAATTCAAATTGTACAATATCCCTATTTTCTGTAATTTTTCTTTCTATAAAATAAATTTCTTTTGGCATTTCAGCAGTAGGATCTACTGAGCCGACTTTATATGGATTTATATTAGATGGAAAGTTTTCTTCATCTAAAAATCTTGCTAATGTACGCCTGCGTGTAACTTTTGCAGCCGACAAATCAGAAAAAGGTGTTGTTTGATTTACTAATAGAAGAATAGATGTAATTGATCCAAGCAGATTAGAAAAAGTTAAGGTAGGTCTTGGAAGCTTTCCTTCCCCAGAATATTTAAAACCTTTTGCTTCGCAAGGCATCCTAGTATATGTATTAGATTGCCACACAATATCTTGACTATCTTTCATGTTATTTCCAGCATGAAAAAGGTAAACAGTAGGTTCTGTAATTGTTGAATTCACATTAAAAGAAACATTACCACTTGTAGATTGTGAAGCTGTTGCTGTGACTGTAAATGTATTTGCATCTGCAACTGTCTGAATAGTATAAATTCCATCAGTAGCATTACCAGATGTAAAATCAAGACTTAATATTAAACCAGTTGAAAAACCATGACTGTTTAAAGTGATCGTTATAGTAGTGCCACTTTGAGAATATGTAGCTGTTTTTGCAACCTTTGTATAATGAACATCAGCTTTTAATTCAACAGAAAATAATTCAATGATTGATTTATTTGTAAGCTGTTGTAACTCAGGTACAGGATTAGCCATTTATGGTTCAAATACCTCTCTGAATGTTGTTGTAATAACGGCTCTGTTATTATATGGAATTTGTTTAGACCAAGAATCACAAACAAACTTGCCTTCACCAGAAAGAGTAATTGAGACATTACCAGAATCAGTTGCACTATTACTGGTACTTACTGTAAATACATTATCGTTAGTGACAGATGCAACAGAGAAAGAACCATCAGTAGGAGATCCACTTGCAGTTGAAGTGTAATCAATAGTTAAAACATCACCTATTGCAACTCCATGATTATTAATAGTTATTGTTGCTATTGAAGTTGATTGACTATATGTGCCTGTTTTTGTAAAACCTTCTCCTGGTGGTGTAAAGGTGAAACTTGCCTGATCATTAACCCTACTTCTTAAAAAGCCTTCAATGACATCTGACTGCTCTTCAGAGACAACAAAAGTAAAGTCATATACTTTTGGATCTTGAGAAAATGGAAGGCCATATAAAGCTCTAAATTCATAACCATCGCCAAGACGAGAAACTCTTACTTTTGGATTGCTTTTTTTTGTTAGACCATAAGTAGGTTGTATTGAAGGAAAAGTTGCCATTATCTATTTAATAATCCTCCAGGTCTTTGTTCTTGTACTATTGTTGTTTGTACCACAGAAGCTATAAGTTGTCCAAGTGCTCTGCCTTCTTGTTGATCACCTTGAACAGAACTACCAGAAGCATTTACAGAGACATTAACAATATTAGTTGTGCTTCCTCCAAGAGCATGATTTGGTGTAATCATACCTGATACTCCAGGTGTAAACAGTTCTGGCCCACGTTCTCCTACAAGTGAAGCTCTTCCTCCAGGAATACGACCTCCATCTGCTGCTGACAATATCTTATTTTGTATATCATTTACTGGTTTATTTCTGCCAAATAATCCACCTAAAACTCCACCTAAGAGGTTACCTATACCTCCTCCTCCTTTTGACCTTGCTGAATCAAATAATTTATCTATCTGTGTTTCAATAAGTTTGCGTTTGATAGTATTTAAAACATTAATCATTGCATCTTTAAAACTTGTAGCACCCATAATTGCATCTGTAAAATTATCTTTTAATGTTTGTCCAATAGCTTCAGTAATTTCGAGTTGTTGTTGTAATTGATCTTTAAGTTTTACAGCATCCTCAATTTGTGTTACTTGCAAAGGTTTTAAATCTTCCACTGCAATTTTCATTTTATTTGCCATTTCAGCTTTTAATTTTTCAATTTCTGCACCTTGTTTTCCTAAATCAATTTGATTTTGTAAAAAATTATTTTGATCTGTAATACTTTTTAATCCTTCATCAAGAATCATCTGCCTTCTTTTGTCTAGCTCAACACCTTTTCCTATTTGTGCAAAATTTTCTTTTCTTAAATTAATTTCATCATTTAATCTTTTAAGGTTTAATTTTAAATCTACTTTATTTTTTTGTTCATTAACTTGATTTTCGGCTGTTTGCTTTATTTGAGAAGGGAATAATCCACCACTTGAAAACCTTAAAGGTCCAAGAGCTTGATTTTTTATAGTTTTATTTAGATCCTGTTTTTCAATTATTTTTAATTCTTGTTCAATTTTTTTCTGTTCAGAAATTAAAGCTTTTAAAAATGGATCTTCTGCGGCTCCTCCAAGTTGTGCCAATCTATCAGTTTCATTACTTTTAGCTGCGCCTGATCCTGGTATAAATTTACTTAAAGAATTTAACAAATTAGCCATAGCAACTTGTATTTTTAACATTGTTTTTTTGAAGGAGTTGCCTAATAATTGACTTGTTTCAGCAAATTCTTTTAAACTTTTTACTCCATCTTGACCTACAATATCTGTCATTTTTTCTGTTGCCAAAGCTAAAGCAACATGAGCACCTTGAGTTCTTTCTATCATCTTTAATCTTTCTCCTTCTGCTGTTCCAGCTAATCCTAAAGATTCTGTTAATTTATCTATATTTGGATTTATTTCATCAAAAGAACCACCTAATTCATCTAAAGCACTTTTAAGTGTTGTTAATTGTTGAAGAAGAGCAGTAGCAACAAGACCTCCTGCAAAACCACCCATCTGACCTCCCATCTTGGTTCCTACAAAACCACCAGCAAAACCAGTAAGACCTCCTAATGGCCCTTGTCCAAATAACAATGGAAACGCACCAGAAACAAGTCCACTCTTAAGTGCTGAACCCGTGCTTCTATCGTTTAATTTATTACCCTGTGATTTTGATTTATTATTATCATTTCGTGCTTTTGTATTTCTATTAATTGCATCACTTTCTCTTCCTATAGCTTTTGCTTGCTTAAGTGCTGCGTTTAATGCGTCTTTATGTGCATCTGTACCTAATTCAATACTATTTGCATATAAATCTAAAGCTTCAGAAGCTGCAATTTGTTGCTTAGCAGTTTTACCAAATGCTCCTTTGGCATTATTTACACTTTTTACTATATCATTCATATCTTGTCTATATTTTTTTATTTTTTCACGTTCTTTTTTACCAAATGCTCCTCCTGTATTACGAGGATTCATTATGTCTATACCACGAATCTTATCTACACTTGCTGTTAATTCATTTACCTTTGCCTTTAATCTATCAAGTCCTGATTGCCCTTTAACTCTTAAATTAATATTTACGCCATATTCTCCTGCCATTTGATTCGACCTAAAACCAAAACTTTATTTTAGTGTACCGCTTTTATTGTTTTCTTGCTCGTGAT